ATGTTAAAATACAAGCAAGATACAACAAATAATCATGCAAGACTATTTTGACGAACTACACAAAGCCCTCAAGGACTTCCACGCATGGGATGAGGGTCATGTGTCTCAACTCAGGCCACTATATATGTTAATCAAGGTCGAGGTTGACGGAGATATAGTGCATAATCAGGACAAGGCAGAAGCTTATGCCGAGAATCATTGCAACTCACTCGAGTACGCATTGTGTGATTGGTATTACCCTGACACACCACAATACCCATACATTGCAAAATGACAACACCCAACTGGCAGCACCACAGCAAGAAGCCGCCCAAATACAAGAAGAAACCACGAATGATACAGGCTGCCAAAGCCCGTACCAAGTCTTTAATTAAAAAACTACGTTCACAATCATGACCACATACCGCTATTACTGTGCCGATACTGACAACGGCAAGCATTTCTGCCTGATGGCAGCAGATGACATGGAAGCTGCATACAGAGCAGACTCTATGGCAAAGGAGTGGTACAACACCACCCTCAAGGACGTGTACCTCGATAAACACGCAAACCCTAACAGAAGATACAGACCTTATGACAAAGAAATACTTTCCCAACAACTACAATAAAGTAGCAGCTTGCCCTGCCGAGTTCTTCGAGCCTATCGAGTATGACCTCTTTATGGATTGGAAGATGAACGGTTGGGAAATGATGCCAGAGGCACAATGTATCATACGTACTGTAAACTGCAAGACGGGCAAGGTCAAAGAGTACAGCTATCAACGCAAGTCCGCAGCCAAAAAGAGGTTGAATAAACTTCTTATTGAGCATGAACATGAGTTGATAATATGTACAGATGACAACATACAACACCTCAAACCAGAGAAGTACATAACAGATCACGATGAAGAAAATTACTATCCCAAGTGATGACGTCTACACTTATGAAAAACAGGCGTTAGATATGCTACCAAAAAGCCACCCACATTATAGCGAAGTCTATAAACACCTATACGACCAAGTAAGAGAACAATTAAATGACATATGTTACACCAGAGCAGATAGACCAGCAGATACAGCTGGAGAGAACACAGATTTCACAGGGACTCAAGCGTCTTAGAGATCAAACACTCAAGTTAGAACAACAGAACTACGCATCTGCTAGTATATATGGTATAGCCTCGTTACAAAGCTTGTTACCTTTGGTCGTTGACAAGATCATAACCACGAATACCAAGATACATCAGGGTAAATATGGAGCAGCATTCAAGGACATCCACATATATCTCGCTACAATCGAACCCCTTGCTGCGGCTACTATTGCATGTAAGATTACATTTGACAAAGTGTTTGGCTACAAAGAGGGCTGCAACATTGCCACCAACGTATGTGAAGCCATTGGCAGATCAATCGAAGACGAATGCTGTATGCGACACTATGAAGAGTACGCACCGGCGTTACTGGCTACACTTAAAGATAACTACTGGCACAGAGCAATAGGTACACAACAGAAACTCACTGTTATCAAGACGTTGATGAACAGATACAAGGTACAACCATGGACACCTTGGAGTAGAGCTATCCGTATCAAGCTCGGAGCATGGTTACTTGATTGTATCATGCAGGCAAGTGGTTGGTTTTACAAGCAAAGACTACGCACAGGACGCAAGACAACGGTATTTATTGCACCTACCGCAGAGTTTATGGACATCAAAGATGAAGTCATGGCGAATGCAGAGTTATTTAGCCCTCTTGCATGGCCTATGTTGATACCTCCAAAAGACTGGTCTAACGAGTCAGCAGGCGGCTATATGCTCAATGAATTGATGCAAGGTCACGATTTAGTCCGACGTGGCGATCCCTCCCGTATACAGGGAGAAATACCCATAGCTTTTCTCAACAAAATACAACAGGTAAAATATAGGTTAAACCCTTTCATAGTCAATGTCGCTATGCTGTTAGAAGACAGAGGGATAAGTGTAGGAAAGTTTCTCCCAATCATAAATTACGAGCTGCCACCAAAGCCATACGACATAGCAGAGAACAAAGAATCCCGTAAGAGGTATCGTAGGGAAGCGGCAGAGGTAATGAATAAGCGAGCAGCAGAGTTCAAAAGATCCTGTCGCACACGCATGACCATGGAAGCCGTACGTAGATACAAGGATGTAGTCTTTTACATACCTTGGTCGTTCGACTATCGTGGTCGTGCCTACCCTATCCCTGCTTTTCTGACACCACAAGACACGGACTTTGGAAAAAGTTTGTTACAATTTGCTGATGAAGCAGAAGATATATCAGAGAAGTGGTTAGCATTCCAAGTAGCTACAAGTTATGGTCTTGATAAAGCTACTATGGAAGAGAGACTTGAGTGGACAAGAGATAATGTCTCACTTGTCTCAGCTGTCGCAACCAATCCCATTGCATTTATTGCAGAGTGGGAAGGTGCGGAAGAACCATGGCAGTTTCTAGCTGCCTGTGATGAATACTATCATTGTTGTGTTAAACTAGATAGAAAGACCACATCACTACCCGTGGCAACCGACGCTACATGCTCAGGCTTGCAGATACTTGCTGGTCTGGCTCGGGATAAGTCCACAGCTACACTGGTCAACGTCGTCCCCTCTGATAAGCCACAAGATGCGTATGCAAAAGTGGCAGAGACAGCACTAAGCTTAGGGATTCCAACCAGTGTACATCCCGTATGGGACAGAAAGTGTGTCAAACGTACTGTTATGACTATCCCATACAACGCTAAACCATTCTCGAATAGGTCTTACATCAAGGAAGCACTACTAGAGAAAGGTGTAGAGGTCGATAAAGACCAACTTACCACCATTGTCAGAACTGTACGTGAAGCCATGCACATGATCGTGCCCGGGCCGATGTCAGTTATGAAATGGATCGAGACAGAGGTGTCTAAGTCTATCAAGCATGGAGCAGATCATGTTGAATGGACAACACCATCAGGTTTCGTTGTTAAGCAACGTATTATGAAGAAGAAAGTAGAACGTCTAGACCTACAACTTCTTGGCAGATGTCAACTTAGTGTTGCTACAGATGAGACTAACGACGTCGATCTCAGTAGGCACAAGGCAGCCACTGCACCCAACCTTATTCACAGTCTCGACGCATCTCTCTTACACCTCGCTGTGCGTAGTTTTGATGAACCAATCGCACTAATCCATGACAGTGTGTTAAGCAGATGTTGCGATATGGATAAACTATCTGCTATAATAAGGGAGACGTACATGATTCTCTTTGCAGAACATGATTACCTCCGTGACTTTGCTTTCCAAATAGGAGCAGAGACAGAGCCACCTATTATTGGTGACTTACAACCAGAAACGGTTATAGAATCCACTTATTTTTTCTGTTAACTATGACAATAGACATTTATAAAGAGGCTTTCTATTCCCCTAGTTCTTTTTTCAGTAGTTTCTTTGCACCAACAGAGATCTACGTCGTGGCAAAAGAGGACATAGAGAAAGCTAAACACGAACAATACCACGCACAACTTAAAGCAATCAACGAAAGGATTGACTACTTAACAACTCAAAAGGCTGACATCCAGTCTAAGATAGATACATACCACAAGGAGAACAAAACTGATGCCTAAAAACGTCCACGTGACTGACGAGATTAAACTAGAAGGCTTCCAAGCCATACTTGAACCGGGTAAGTTCGGTTACTCTTTATCAGCTGTTGTTGATGAAGGTGTAATTGACGCACTCGAGACAGAGAGACAAGCACTGCTCGGATGGGCAGAGTCTAAGCTCAAGAATCCAAAGAGAGCCACCTTAAAACCTACACCATGGGAGGAGGTAGCAGATGGAAAATACAAAATTAAGTTCTCATGGGGAGAAGACAAGAGACCCGGTGTCGTTGACACTGAGGGCACACCCATCACTGATGCAAAGACACCACTTTATGGTGGATCAACAGTTAAGCTTGGTTTCTTTCAGAAGCCATACATCCTCAGAGATGGCGTTACCTACGGAAGTAGCCTTAAGCTGCTTGGCGTACAAGTTGTTGCTGTAGGCGAGGGTGCTGCTGTAGACACAGATAGCATGGACGATGAACAAGTTGCCGACATGTTCGGTAAAACTGATGGCTTCGTCGCTACACAGACAGCAAGAAACCCAGAGACTGTAACAGCACCAGTACCTGATGAAGAAGAAGACTTTTAGGTCTAAGCTAGAAGAGAGTGTCGCTGACATTCTCGATAAAGTAGGTGCTAAGTATGAGTATGAGACACACAAGGTTGCTTATACCATACAGCACCACTACAACCCAGACTTTTGCTTAGTCAATGGTGTAATGCTAGAGACTAAGGGTTACTGGGATGCAGAAGATAGACGTAAGATCAAGGCAGTCATGCGAGACAATCCTGATATTGATTTACGTATGGTATTTCAAGCTCCGTTCAATAAGATCAGCAAGAAATCCAAAACAACCTATGCCCAATGGTGTGAGAAGCATGGCATCAAGTGGGCAGCAGCACATGCAATCCCCATAGATTGGTTAATATGAACGAAGAAAGCGAATTTGTGGCACACGAACCCTGTCCTAACTGTGGCTCGTCAGATGCTAACTCAGTTTACTCTGATGGTCACAAGTTTTGCTTTTCGTGCCACACGTACACCCCTGCGGAAGGGGACCACACTT